CGGCGAACCCCGACCCGAGGGGCCCGGACAGCTCCGGCGCCCAGATCCACTCCGAGGCCCGGAAGCCCATCTCCATCAGCTGCTGGTTCTGCCGGCTGTCCCGCCACGCCACCCACACCTGGCCGGGCAGGTACAGGTACGCCAGGTCCCGGCCCTCGACATCATCCCGGAACACCTTGAGCCCGGCACGCACCCGCCGCCGCACGGCCGGGTGGTGCACGGTGATGACCTGCCGCGGGTCCTCCGCGGTGATGACGACCTCGCCGGTGTACCGATCCCTGCCGACGATCACGTAACCGACGCCGAGAGACAGCATCTTCTGGTGGACGTCCACCGACTCGACGTCGAGATCGTTGGCGTCCCACAGCCGGCGGGCCTCGCGGTCGCCGTTCTCGTCCCCGTCCGCGCCGGTGCGGAACCCGAGCGGGATCATCCGCTGCCGGGGGGCCTCGACGACCATCTCGGCGAAGTTCACCCGCGCCTGCCGCTGGAACAGCTGGTACGCCTTCCTGGCGGACGGCGCGGAGATCGGCAACGGCGGATCGCCGCGGTAGTAGGCGTCCAGCCGGTTCAGCCGCTCATTCTTGGCGTACAGCGCCTTCCCGAGCTGCTCCAGCCACCAGCCCGGCGAGCCCTTCTCGGTGGCGTCAGCGCGGACCAGCTCAGCCACGGCGCCACCTCCTGCCAGATCACCGGATCCGGCGGGGGGCCGTCCGGTTCCGTTTCTTCGCGCCCTTGCGCAGGGCTTCGAGGCGGGCCTGCCAGGAGAGAATCGCGGCCATGGAGGCGTCGATCTTCCGGTCCGGGTGGAGCTTGCGCAGGATGAAGTACTGCTGGCCCTTGTCGTCCCAGAGGTTGATCAACCGTTTCCCGGATGCGGCGATGTGGGCGTCGAACCGCGGGGTCAGGGGGCCGGCGGCCACCTTCACCTCACCGGCCGCGAGGGCGTCGCCGTACTGCCGGATGGCCATGGCCATCGGCTTCAGCCGGTTCGTCCACCACTCCTTCACCTGGTCCGGCCAACGTCCCGCCCACGCGCCCATCTGCTCGGTCCAGTACGGCGGGTCGCCCCACAGCGCCCACACCTGGAACCGGGTCATCGCTTCCTGGACGGCCGCGGTGACCTCCGCCTCCGGGACCTCCCACTCGGCGTCCTCAGCGAGGTCGACCGGCCGCTCCCACAGGCCGAGCAGCTCTTGCAGACCGGTGACGACATCGGTGGCCACCAGGGCGGTGGAGTCGCGGAACCGGGCGCCGTCGAACCCGAGGACCACCAGCTCGTCGCGCTGGATCCGGTGCTCGACGTGGGCCCGCTCCCACACGTTCGGGTCGAACGCCTGCTCGTCGCCGCGGACCCACTGGTTGAGCCAGACCCGGGCGAGGTAGCTGCGGTCGGCATTCGGCCGGTCCCACATCCGGGCGATGGACTCGAACTGCCCCGGGGCGTACTCCCCGACCCCGCCACGAGCCTCGGCCACCGCGGCGACCCGCTGCTCCAGGGTGGCGAGCTTCCGCCCGGGGCGAGCCGCTCGGTGGTGGTACAGCAGGTCAGGGTTCGGGTACTCGCCCGCCTGGATGGCGAGGGCTTCCTTGTGGGTGCGCTCCGCGATGCTGTTCTGCCCGCGCTGCCCGGCGGTCGTGACCTCCATGTGCCACGGGTCGTCCAGCGGTCGCTTGGTGAGGTTGGCCAGCATCGTCGTGTGGGCCTCGATCAACTTCGGCAGGTACAGCCGGTGCGTCTCGTCGAAGCCCTCGAAGGTCGTCCTCGCGCCGTCCCGGGCGTTCGGGGCTGCCGCGAGGGCGGTCGCCTTGCCGTCCGGCCTGCCCCACTCGTCCAGCCGGATGATCCGGTCGAGGCCGACGTCGAACCGGTCGGCGTCCGGGCCCTCGGCGCAGACGACGTACAGCGCGCCGTAGGCCAGCTCCTCCGTCTGCTCCTCAGAGAACCCGACCAGAGGGACGTAGGGGTCGCGCACCGGCCGCCCGACCGGGTTGCCGCGGGCGTCCCACCCGTCGAAACGGACCGGGCCCTCCGGGTGCAGCTCGGCGTAGGCGATCCACGCGAGCAGCTCGGTCTTGCTCGACCCCTTCGGCAGGCTGACCCCGACGCGCTGGAACCGGCGACGCCCCGCCAGCCGGTGCCCACGGGGGTACACCTCGTAGGCCCGGCAGATGATCGCCTTCTTCTCGGCGTCCAGCCGCGCCGGCTCCCCGCGGAGCGAGCCCGGCCCGAAGACCGCCCGCTCCTCCAGGAACGAGATGACCTGCGGGCCGAGGGTCGGCCACAGCGTGTCGTCGAGAGGTGGGACGGAGAGGAGCGTCACCCGCCGTTGACGACGCGCAGCACCTGCCGCGGGTCGTCAGCGGGAGCCGGCGGCGGGGTGGGCTTCTCGGCGGCGCGCCGCTTCTTCCCAGCGGCCTTCGCCGACTCCGTGGCCTCGATCGTCCACTCCAGCCGGCGCCGGTCGTAGGGGGTCATGCCGAACGCCATCCGGTGGTGCCGGATCTCGCCCGCCAGCTCCTTGCGCATCGACGGGGAGTCGGAGCGCCAGAACGCCTCGTACAGCTCGGCGAGCATGTAGAGCTGGTGGACGTCGGACCGGTGGTACTCCTCGCTCATCGGCGAGGCCCACATGTCCGCCCACCAGGCCAGCACGTTCGGGTGCCAGCCGCCGGGCTTCCGGGGCAGCATCGGCCGCCGGCCACGACGGGTCGGCTTCGCGGGCAGGGTCGCTGCGGTGGACGCGACGTTGCGGCGGGCTCGGGTGCCGGGGGCCTTCTTCGCGGCCGGCATCACAGCACCTCGACCGACTCGGGGAACACGAGCGTCGTGACGGCGCCGACCTTCGACGCCAGGGCGGCGCCCCGGTCCTGCAGACGCTCCGCAGCGTCGTGCGGAACCTCGTCGAGCACCAGGGCGAACCGGCACTCGCCCTCGGGAGACGGGAGGATCAGGGTCTGGATTCGCACGGCACTCCCCTTCCGGGAGACATCCGGCCGACCCCTTCCGGGTCTACCGGGACCGCTTCATCGCTGCCGGCGCGCACGCGCCGCAGCCTCACCGCCTTCGCGGGACGACTTCTTCCTGTGGTGGGGCCAGCACAGGTCCTGGAGGTTCTCCGGCCGGTGGTCGTCGCCGGGGACGATGTGGTCGCACTCCTTCGCGGGGCGGTGGCAGCGGACACCGTCGGCGACCATCTCGCATCGGCCACCGGAGCGGCGCCGGACCGCGGCGCGCAACTCGTCCCAGTTGGGCGGCAGCCGGCGGCGGCGGTTCGAGTTCCGCCACGGCGTCCGGGTGTCACCTGGCGGCGCGTGCCCCGGGGCCTTCGGTGCCCGCGGCACGCCTTACGGCTCCTCGCGTTCGACGTAGGCCGTGAACTGGCGCACCGGCAGCGACCCGGCCGTCAGTGGCGTCGGGAGCGACGCCAGGCTGTTCGTCTCCACCTGCCGGGAGGGGGACGCCGCGACCGGCTTCGAGGCCAGGAGCGTCACCGTGACCGGTGAGACGGCCACCAGGCCCTCGGCCGCCAGGTGGGCCGTCCATTCGGCGAGGGCATCCTCAGCTGTCGCGGCGGCCACGGCCAGCGAGTACGCCTCGGCCATGGGTCCTCCCGGGGCGGGTTGGTGGCGGAGACCGGATTTGAACCGGCGATCTCTGGGATATGAGCCCAGCGGGGACACCGAACTCCCCCACTCCGCTGCGAGAGACGCGCACCCGGCGAGGTCGAGGCGCCTTCGGGCACACGTCTCCTGGCACCGGATGATACGACAAACGCGCAGGTACGTCAGACCCTCCCGGCGTGTCGCCCGGCAACACCTGCCCGCGGGCGGACATACCGCGCCCCCCATGGCATCGGTGCGCCGCCAAACAGCCGCAGGGCCCCAGCCGAAGCCGGAGCCCTGCTGACCCGAGCGGTCACTCCCCGAGCTTCTCCACCATCGGGGTACCGTCGGGATCCTCGCTGACATCCCACTTGTCATCGAGGTCGAGCGACGGGCGGCGGGAGTAGCCCATGCCAGCGCACATGGCGCAGATGTGGGGCATCTCGGCCTCGTAGGCGGCATCGACCGCCGCGTCCACGCTGTCCGCCTCGACCTCCACGTGCGTGGACGCCACCGACCGCATGTAGACCTTGTACCGCGCCATGACCGCGCCCTCTCAGCCGACGTTCCGGGCCGTGGCCCATGGGCCGGTCGGCAGCCGGTAGACGAAGGTGCTGGGGTGCTTCACCAGCATCCGCTTCATGTCCTGCCCCAGGACGCTCGCGTGGAACGCCCGGAGGGTGAGCATCGTCAGCAGCTCCGCCCGGTGCGCCCCAGGGGTCGACTTCCACGAGTTGGTGATCCATGACCCGAGGGCCAGGCGCGGGTCACCAGCGTCCATGTTCGCGCCGGTGGCGAGCCCCTCCCGCCACCCGGCAGCCAGCATCGGCACGCCGCTGCCGCACTGCCTGGCCCACCGATCGACCAGGTACAGGCCAGCCGCCCAACCTGTCACCGTCCCGCCGATCCGCTTGATGATCGGAGTGGCGTGCCGGACGGAGTCCCCCAACCCCGGGTAGTTGGCCACCTCATCCAGCAGGTCCTGGGCCGAGTACTGCTTGCGCCACTCCCCCCAGGGACGATCCACCCCGAGGTCGTAGACCGCGAGCAGCCGCAGGGTCGCGGCGGTGACGTTGGACTGCACCACCCCCGCCTGCCCGAGGACATCTCCGGCGGTCCGCTTCGTTCCCGTGTCGATCACCTTGTAGGTCTCGGGGTCGACACCCCGAGCCACCAGCAGCCGAACCGGCACGTCGGCCTCGACGACCGCGAGCAGCCGGTGCTGCCCGTCAATCAGATCGCCGTGCCAGTCGATCGCGATTCCCTGGTGCGTGAGCATGTACCGCCCGGCCTTCATCTCGGCGGCCCACTGCCGCACCCGCTTGTCGCGGACCAGCCTGTTCTTCCCGCGGTATCCATTCCGCTCCAGCAGAGCGGCGGCCACCTCGGGGGTCACCTCCTCGAAGGCGACGGTCGGATCATCCACGTGGCTCTCCTTCGTCGTGACTGGCTCCATGACTGGCTCCCTTGGTGTGGATCCCGAGGTACTCCAGGAGGTCGCCGATCACGACGACCTGCCGGCGCCCCCGCCGGCGAAGCGGAACGGGGAACTTCCCGGCCCGCACCAGCTCGCCGACCGTCGTGCTCCCAAGCCCGAGCGCGCGGCCCGCGGCGGTGGGACTCATGACCACCGGCAGCTGCCGGACCTCGGCGAGGGTGATGGGTCGGCCCATTCCGGTCACCTCCTCTCGGGGAAACGGTGAGTTCTGACTGTAAAGCGGCACTAGACGTCACGTCAAGCCGATCGAGGCACTCCGTGGAGGGCTCCGGAGGGTGCCGG